GGGTCACCCTGCTGAACCAGTCACCAAAGACAATTGGAAAGACTTGGCCAAGGGGGAAGTAAGCACAGAAGCGAGTTGGGAGGATGGCAAGATTAAATTGCCTTTGATTCTCAAGGACGCCGACGCAATCAATTCGGTTAACGACGGGACCCGTCAACTCAGCGCCGGATACACTGCTGTATTAGAATTATCTGACGGGGTATCGCCACAGGGCGAAGCCTACGACGCTATCCAGCGCGAGATCAGAATCAACCATCTAGCTCTTGTCCCTCGTGGGCGTGCTGGTGACGAATTCCGTATCGAAGACGGTGCGGTTCATTGGGGCGTTAAGCCCTGCCCCCCAACCAGTAGTCAAAAGGATAATGCTATGACACTGATCAATGTGGTTCTGGGCGACCGAGCCGTCCAAGTGGCGGTTGCTGACGGTCCAGCCGTAGAACTCTTCAAGACCAATGCGGCCAAGGCTCTCGCCGACGCCGACACTGCTCACGCCGCTGTAATCGTCACGAAAGACGAAGAAATTGGTACCCTGAAAGCGGACAACAAGAAATTGACCGACGCTGCAATGACACCTGCAAAGATGACCACTATGGTCGCCGATCGTGTGGCTTTGGAAACGTCCATCAAGGCCGTTGCCCCGAAGCTGGAATGTGCCAACGTTTCTGACGCGGACCTGCGCAAAGGCGCGGTCGCTGAAGTCTATGGCGATGACATGGTCAAGGACAGCTCAGAGGCTGAGATCTCCGGCATGTTCAAAGCGTTGCTTCGTGATTCGGCGGAACGGATTGATTCGTTCGCCGACGCCATGAAGAACAAGAAGCCCTACAAGGCTTCCGATGCTGATCCATGGGCAGACTTTGCCCCAACGAAGGAGGCGTAAGCCATGACTATTCTTACAGAAGGCGCACGCAAAGCCGCGTTTATGATCTCGGAAAGCGAAGACTACCGCTCTCGTGACGAAGGGGTCTTGACTGTCCCTGCCAATACCACGTTCGCCGCTGGTACAGTCCTCGGTCGCGTGACTACTGGCCAGAAGTTTGTTCGCCACGACAGTGACGGTACAGACGACGGTCGCCGTGCAGAAGCTGGTGTCTTGTTCGCCAATTTCGTGAACGCCACTGATGGCGCTGTTGACTACCCCGCTACGGTATTGATGCGGGCCAGCCAAGTCACTGGTTCAGACATCGTCTACGAAGACGGTGCTGATGCAGCCGCCAAACTCGCGTCAAACGTGGCACTCGCTGCGCTTGGCATCATCGTCCGCTGATAAGGAGCCCTCAAAATGGCCACCATGGATATCTTTAATAGCTCTGCATTCAGCACGACTTCGTTGTCTGGCTTCGTGCAGAAAATGCCCTACGTTCCACAACTGTTGGGTTCCCTGAATCTCTTCCAACCAAATCCGGTCCGCACGCGGAACATTTTCGTTGACCGTACGACGGGGGGTCTCACTATGATTCCCGCTTCGGCCGATGGCGCTCCGCCTACGCCACAGGCGACTGAAGGTCGGGATGCTATCCCCCTTCGCACAACTCGCCTCGCCAAGAGCTTCACGCTCTACGCCACAGAACTTGAAGGCATTCGTGCTTCAGGGACTGAGTCTGAACTTATGGGCGTTCAGACAGAATACAACAGCCGTATGTTGCGCATCCGCGCGGATATGGAACTGACCCACGAGCATCACCGCCTCGGCGCGTTGCGAGGTCTCCTGTTGGACGCTGACGGCACTACGGTGATCTACGACTACTCCACTACGTTCAACGAAGCCATCCCTGCAGCTACGTCGTTCGAACTGGACGTCTCGACCACTAACGTGTTCGGCATCTGCACGACTATCGCTCGCAGCATGGCACGTTCAGGCCAAGGCGCTTTGGCAGGAGCTACAATTCACGCTCTGGCTGGCGACGCCTTTTACGACGCTTTGATCTCTCACCCGAACGTAGAGAAGTTCTACCTCCAGCAAGCCGCAGCTCGCGATTTGATGAACGCTCAGGGGCAGATCTTTGAATCGTTCCGCATTGGTGGCATCATGTTCCACAACTACCGTGGCACGGACGACAACACTACGGTAGCCGTGCCCGTTAACGAAGCCAAGTTCTTCCCTATCGGCGGACGAGATATCTTCAGCGTGGCTTACTCTCCCCTTGAAGCTCTGGGCTTTGTAAACACTCCTGGACAGCCAATGTACGCCATGAACGTTCCGGACCGCGACCGCAACATGTTCACGAAGGGTGAGCTGTACAGCTACCCCTTGTACATGTGCCAGCAGCCACGAGTTCTACGTAAAGGCACGCTGACATGATCGTAAAGGTGTCAAACCCCACCGCAAAAGCAAAGGCCATCCTCGTTGAGGGTGGCCACGCTATCGTGGGTCCAGGAGAAAGCGTCGAGATCGACGTTACTTTTGGAAAAGAAAAAGCCGCGCAATACGAAGCGGCGGGTCTTGTGTTCTCCACAGTCAAAGAAACATCGGACGACGTGGTAAAGGGTGGCAAAACGGCGACTGTGGCACCAACGGCCCCCGTTATTTCACCAACCTCAACAACACCACCTGCTACACCGCCTGTGGCGCCTGTGGTAGCTTCAACACCTCCCAAGGGAAAGAAGGACTAAACCATGTTCGGAACAGTCGCCGGTCTTATAGCATACTTGGGTTTGAGGGGAAGGGTAGTCGCAGACGAAACTGCCACCACTCAGGCGCTCTATCGGGGCAGCGACTATATCCGCACGGGCTACGTCTTGCGGTTGGCTCCCACGTTTACCGCAACTTCGCCGGAAGTTATAGAGGCCGCATACATTGCGGCCTCTTACGAATTAACCACCGCCGGATTCTGGTCCAAAGTGTACACCCCTGCACAAGTAAGAGTTATTTCTAAAGTTGAGGGGATTTCCTTTCGACCTGCTGCGTCAGGCGACAACGGTGACGCGCGTTCACACGTTCCACGTTCTCCGGCTATTGAAGCCCTGTTCACAGGTATGTCAATTGACGGTCTAGGGCCGTTACTAGTATGAGCGCCGGAACAGAACTAGCCGCCGAGATTAAAGAAGCATTGGCCGAGGCTAGTGCTGCAATCGGTGACGGACCTTTGGTTGGTGTCATAAAACGTAAAGGTGCAATAGTGGGTGGAACAGTTTATGCGCCTACCTACGGCGACCCAATCTTTTACAATTTCAATATCGTGCTCGGAACCTTTGACGAAAGGGAACGCGAAGGAACTGCCATAATGAGTACAGACGCAAAAATTAGTTGTAGCGTTGGTGAAACGGTTCCAGTTATTTCAGACACCATATCCGTCGGCGGTGTTGATTACAAACTTTACGGCGTTACGCCTGTAGACACTGGTGGGGTTGACCTAATGTTTAAACTTTGGGCAAGACGTTGAGGACTATATCTCATGACCAAGATCAGAGACATCAACAAACTAATAGACGAACTTGAACCTACTGTTCGGGCGGCTTTTAGGAAAGCAATAAAAGGTATAACAGGGGACGTTCGTTTAGGTCTTTTAATTGAGGCTATCAAGAACACTAACCTCGAAGCTGCAGTAAGAATCCTAAACATAGATAGCGCGTACTTTCGTCCACTGGAAGAGGCATTAAGAAACGCCCATTTAACCGCTGGAGATTTTACTTTCGGCGCGGTGAAAGCAGCGGGGGCCAGAAAAGGGGTCCAGATAACTGGCGGTTTTGATAGTCGCAATTTTGAAGCGGAGCAGATCCTAAGGTTTTGGTCTTCAGAACAAGTTGTGGGAATAACGGACTCCACCCGCCTAGCTGTACGTCAACGGTTAGTTGCTGCAATGGAAAGAGGGACAGCCCCAAGAACTGTAGCCCTCGACTTGGTTGGTCGCCTTAACAAAGCTGGTGTCCGGTCTGGGGGTATCGTGGGGCTCGACCCCGCCAAAGCTCAGTGGGTCTCTAATATGCGCGACGATTTGCGTGACCAGAACCCTAGGTACTTTACGAGGGAGTTAAGGGACCGCCGCCAAGACCCAATGATACGAAGAATGTTTAGGGAAGGGCGAAACATTCCCGAAAACAAAATACAAAGTATCACTCGGTTGTACACTGGCAAAATGCAACGCTTACGCGGCGACGCCATTGCGCGAACCGAGTTGTTAGGGTCCCTGCATGCGGCTCAAGACGAGAGCTTGAAACAATTAGAAAACAGCGGCCAAATTTCTTCGGACGCCGTGACAGAAGAATGGGACTCCAGTCGAGACAAGTTCACTAGGAAGAGCCACGCTTTAGTAAACGGAACTAAGCGGCAGCGCGGTGTTCCGTTTACCGTCGGAGGCTACCCGATGTTATATCCTGGAGATGGTAGTCTGGGTGCTCCCGTTGAGGAGTTAATCCAATGTCGGTGTCATTTAACAATAGACATCAACTTCGCGAAGGGGCTTGCCGGTAGATTAACTCCTGCCGAGTTGACTAGGGCTAGGAGGGCGATGTGACCATTTACAAACTCGCGAACCTTCCTAGGTGGGCAGCTAAAGTAGAGAAGATCGCGGACGCCGTTGTTTCCCAATCTGTCAACGACCTGTTGTCTGGAATAAGACCGTCAATTGGTATCAACAGAGGCGGTACACGGGAACGCGGTACCATACCAAGGGACATCGGGGCGCTTATCAATTCCCTTCAGTCAACTTTATATGGTGGAACGGCTATAGTCGGCCCCGCAAGCTACGTTCTGGTCGCAGGGCGAATGGGGGCAGGTTCCCGAGCCTCGTTCGCATGGGGCGGCACGGTGGCCCCATACGCAGCTGCCGTACACTACGGAGCCAACGGTGTCAAAGGAACTTTCTGGGTAGACGTAGCCGCTAACAAATGGCCAAGGACAGTTCGTGGGGCACTCAGGAAAGTAAAGGCGGCAATCAAATGAATCCCAAACTTATAAAGTCTGCCCTCAAAGCAAGGCTAGCTGAGGGTTCTACTCTGGTTGGCGTTTGGCCTAACATTGACCCGCAAGACCCCTTAGAGCGTCCCTACTTTGAAGTCGACATTGCGGCAGTCGATAGAAATGGACCAGCCATAAAAGGTACTTCTGTGAGGGAGGTCGGGCGTATGTCTATTGTGATTGTTGTTGAAGGGGGAAGCAGCGAAGACGCGGTTAGTGATTACGCCTACGCAATAGGTCAACTGTTCAACCAATCTCTTCGAATACCTACTGCGGACTCAATGATCACAATACAAGAACCCCCAGACTTTCGTAGAGGGTTTAGAGACGGACCAGACTTTCGAGTGCCTGTAATAATTAGGTATTCGGCGACAAACAATTAACGTACGCTAATGGAGAAGCATCATGGCTAAGAAAAATCATTCATTTCCTGCTGAACCCGAATCAGAACCAGTTAAGGAAGCGACTTTAATTCTAGGAGCCGTGGTCGCACGCATAGGTCGGGGGGATGGACATTCTCCCCCTTGTCTTTCGTACGACGGTGCCGCCCCAGAAGTAGGCGAAGAGATTACATTCACACTGGAAAACGGTGTGACGTATTTCGGAATCGTTGCCGACGCTATTGAAGCTGACGGTAACGTTTTCGTAGAGTTTGCGAGCGGTATGAATCCGGTCCCATAAGAATAGGCAATCCGCCTGTACACCGCGCAAATAGCGCATCACTTGAAAGGAAAGCCAAATGGCTACTACCGAAGGCATTGGCGGATTTCTGTCCGCATCAGCAGCAGCCCCTGCAACGTACGACGCAGCAGGTTACGTCGCTCTCACATTCGACGAAGTCGGTGAGGCAACCGAGATTCCGGAGTATGGTGCAGAACACTCTGTCAACACTCACACACCTTTGAAAACTGGCATCGTTAACAAGTTCCACGGCGAACTCAACTATGGTTCCATTACGATTCCGATGGCATTCGACGAACTCGATGCCGGCCAGACTTTACTTAAAAACGCCATCGTATCGAAGGATGAAATCAGCTTCCGCGAGACACGTTCAGACGGGGCTCTGGTTTACTTCTCCGGTAAAGTTATGTCTTTTAAGACTGGCGCATCCGTTGGCAGCGTTGTTCCTGCTTCGTGCTTGATTGAAATCACACGACCAACCATCAACGTCGTTTCCTAATCCCTAAGCGTTGACACTACTCGCGTGAAGGGCGGGCCGCAGTGGAAGTGGTTTAGTCACTGCGGCCTATTTTAAACCAAAACCAAAGGATAAGAAAAATGTTTGATCAATTTGACACCATCGCCGGATCTGAAGCTGGTGCTTCTTTGCATCTAGAAAGCCCAGCAACGGGTTCTTACGCCTACGTCGCTGATGCGAAGGGCCAACCAGACCTTAATCGCCCAATGCTTATCGACCTGCTGGGTCCTGATGCAGACGAATACCGTGCCAAGACGCGCAAACGTTCTGCTAAAGTAATTAAGCAACGCGCAGGCAAGATGGACATCAAGAAGATGGCCGAGACCCAAGTCGAAGCCTTTGTCCTAGAAGGTGAAGCGTCTACCTTAATGGACGCAGTTGATGCTACGATAGGCTGGTCAGAAATGACAATTGATGGGGAACCAGTTAAGTATTCACAAGAAAACGCGATCCGGCTGTATACTCGTTACCCTGAGATCCTGCGTCAAGTGACTGCTTTCATCAAGGAAGCGGCCAATTTTTTGCAGAAAGCCTAAATGCTTTAATTCTTTGGGTTAGACAATACGCTTGGCTGACTACCTGTTCCAAAGATTTCAGGCAGACGCGATGGTCTTTCCTTGAACGAGCAAACGAAACGGCGGATTTTCCATACCTGCCGTTTCGCCAGCATTTAGTTGACGACCTAAACTCTCTCGGCCTTGCCGCTTCTGGCGTGAACGGCCCAATCGCTATTTCCCAATCAGAGGTCAAGGCTTGGGCGTACAATGTCAAAGTCCACCTAGTAGGGCTAGAGGCCGAATGGCTCACAGCCATGAGTGCCGCCTACGCAAGCGAGTTGGCCAGCTCAAGCGACAAAAATACGGTGTCACCGCTGCTAAGGTAGTTCGGTGGCACTACCTGCATTCAATTTACCTAGGAAGGGCGAACAATGGCTGATGACATGGCACAACTTGGTTTCGACGTCGACAGCCGCCCAGTGCGTAGGGGTACTCAAGACGTTCGCGCTTTTGGCGAGCAGGGAAGAATTAGTGCCGCTGCCACAGACAAAGCCGCCAAAGGTATTTCAAAAAGCTTCGCCGTAGTTACAGCTTCTGTCACCACAGCCTTGGCCGCTGTTGCAGGCTTTGGAACGTCTATGCGTGGTGCTCTTGAATTTGATTCTTCGCTGCTGGAAGTGTCTACTTTAATTGAAGGCACTGTTCAACAAACTGATTATCTTGAGAAAGCCACTCAAAGACTTGCGGCCACATATGGCGGTTCAGCCACCAGCCAAGCTCAAGCGTTCTACCAAGCTATTAGTGCCGGAGCCAAAACGGTTGAGGACGCCAACACAACCTTAGCGGCCTCAAACCGTTTGGCTATTGGAGGCGCCACAGACGTCACGACTGCCGTGGGTGTATTGTCCACAGCCATGAACGTTTACGCAGCTTCAAACTTGACAGCCGCAGAAGCTTCAGACGCCATCTTCGTCGCTGTCAGAGCGGGAGTAACTACTGTCGAAGAACTGTCAGCTTCAATTGGTAAGGTTCTGCCCCTAGCCGAGAAGCTAGGGTTGTCGTTTGACGACACTGCAGCAGCCACAGCAGCGCTGACCAAGGGTGGCTTGTCTACTGCAGAGGCTGTCACTGGGCTCAGGGCCTCTCTTGCAGCAGTCCTTGGGCCAACTACTCAGGCTCAGGAGCTTTCAAAGCAACTAGGGTTGGAGTTCAACGCCGCAGGTCTAGAGGCTATGGGCTTCGCCGGATTTATGGCAGAGGTCGTAGACAAGACGGGGGGTAGTGCCGAATCTATGCAGACCCTGTTTGGTTCTGTCGAAGCGGTTGGTGCGGCCTTGGCTTTCTCTGGTTCCGCTGGCCAATCTATGTCTGAAATTCTTGTTGACATGGAAAACAAAACCGGAGCCACGACGGCGGCGTTCGACAAAATGTCAGAATCAATGCAACAGCGCTTGAACGTAGTTTTAGGCGAACTGGGAAACCACGCCAACGATTTTGGGGCCACCTTACTGACCGTTGCGATACCTGCCATGGAAGCGTTCTCCTCTTTAATAACGTTAGTTTCGGAAAACACAGATATTCTTTTGCTGGTGATTGGTTCTCTGGCTTACACTCAACTTCCGTTCTTGGCTTCTATGATCTTTAAGGCAGGGTTCGC